ACCGTCAATACGCTGATTGCCACGCTGCCTGAGAACTATTCAGACTCGCTTGATTTTTCAGCATTTACTGGCATTCCCAATAACTCGGCTGGTGGTAAAACTGGAGACATTGTTTTTACAACCAACGGTGCAGCATCAGGTGATACCTATGTGGTTGTCCTGACACTTATCAAGAACTACGAATAGAGGTTTAAATGGCTAAGTTAGAGATATTTCAGAACGGAAATTTCAGTGACGGTCGCGCTGTCTACCAGATAGGTTCAAAGAATGCAGATGGAGAGTATGACATTGCAGTCTTTGACCCTATGGAGAAGAGTGAGGCCAAGGCAAGGTTGGCGAAGATGGGAGGAGCTTCTGCTGCTCCCAAGAAGAAGGCAGCGCCTAAAAAAAAAGAAATAGTTGAGCCTCCACTTAAATCCGTTACTTTCGTAGAAGAAACAAGCCGAGCCGATCTTAACAAGAAGACGAAGCTGGAGCTTGAGGAATTTGCGCGTGAGTTCGGCGTAGAGCTGGATCGCAGGGATAAGAAAGCATCTTTGGTTAAACAAGCCTACAAGGCGCAGTTTGATGGCTAGAAATTATCGTAGCGAGTATAAAAAATACCATGCTAAACCTGTGCAAAAAAAGCGCAGGGCTGGCCGAAATGCGGCTCGAAATAAACTGTTGGCTTCGGGGGTAGTGTCTAAAGGTGATCGTCGTGACGTTCATCACAAAGACCGTAACCCCAACAACAATAAACGATCTAACTTGGCTGTAACTTCACGAACGGCTAACCGGAGGCGAAATGGCAAGAGGTAAAAAGAACTGGATTCAGAAGGCGATTAAGAAGCCGGGTAGTTTGCGAAAAGCGGCGGGTGTAAAAAAAGGTCAGAAGATAAGCGCTAAGGAGTTGTCTAAGCTGTCGAAGTCCAAGAATCCCACTACTCGAAAACGCGCTAACCTTGCCAAGACCTTGAAGGGATTCAAGAAATAATGGACAAGAACAGCAAGGTTCGTAAAGTGATGGGCGAGTACAAGGATGGAAAGCTCAAATCTAGTTCTGGTCATAAGGTTACTAACCGTAATCAGGCAATGGCTATTGCCTTGAGTGAGGCCGGAATCAATCGCAAGATGTTCTCAGGCGGCAGGGTTGGTGACGGCAAAGCCGTGCAGGGAACTACCAGAGGAAGAATAGTTTAATGGCGACTAGCGGAACTTACACTTTCAACCTTGATCTGGGCGACATTATGGAAGAAGCCTACGAGCGCTGTAATATTGAGATGCGTTCGGGTTTTGATTACCGGACAGCCAGACGCAGTTTGAACCTGTTAATGCTGGAATGGCAGAACAGGGGTCTTAGTTTGTGGACGGTGAAAGACACCAGTCTTGCGCTTACCCCCGGAACGGGAGCATACGCCCTTACTGGTGAGAAGTTAGACATAGTGGAAGCCTTCATGAGAACCAATGCGGGAGACACTACCAAGCAGTCTGACCTTACCATGCAGCGGATTTCGATTGCCCAATATTCCCACCAGACAAACAAATTGCTTCAGGGTCGACCAATCCAGTACTGGGTTGAACGAGCGCCCAGTGGCATAACCGTTAATGTATGGCCTATTCCTGACTCCTCACAGACATGGACTCTGGGTTATTACTACATGGAACGAGTCGAGGACAGCGGTTCACCTGCGTCCCTCAATATGGATGTTCCGGCACGTTTCCTTCCACCGCTTACAGCGGGGCTGGCTTATCAGATTGCCATTAAGAAACCTGAAGCTGCACCAAGAATAGATTTTCTTAAACAGGATTATGAAGAACAATGGACACTTGCAGCGGATTCGGCTAGAGAGAAAGCCTCCTTGTATGTGGTTCCGGGTGGGTATCAATACTTATGAGCAGTTTTGCGAGTGGTAAACATGCGTTCGGTTTTTGTGACAGGACTGGCTTCCGTTACAAGTTAAGAGACCTTGTGCCTCAGATCGAGGCAGGTAGGCGGAACGGGATGCTTGTCGGCAAGGATGTGCTGGATGTGGACAACCCCCAGTGGCAACTGGGGATGATTAATATGTCTGACCCGCAGGCGTTACGCGATCCCAGACCTGACGGTGGTTATGCTCAAAGCAGGGAGTTGTGGGCTTGGAACCCAGTCGGTGGAGGTAATACCGCAATGGGTAGTCGGACAGTGGGTCTGGATTGTTCCGGTCATGTAGGCAGAGTAACGGTGGAAATAACCTAATGGCTTTTACCTTTACCACATTAAAGACTGCTATTCAGGACTATCTTGAGACTACCGAGAGCACGTTTGTTACCAACCTTCCCCTGATTATTACTCAGGCTGAGCAAAGGATTTTGAGGACTTGCCAGATTCCAGATTTGCGTAAGAACGAAACTGGAAGTTTGAGCAAGGGAAACGCCTATCTCACCATGCCGGATAATTTTCTGGCTTCCTATTCACTGGCTATAGATAACAGTGGTTATGAGTACCTCGTATTTAAAGACGTTAACTTCATGCGTGAGGCTTATCCGGTTGAGGCTACCGAGGGCATTCCCAAGTATTACAGCATCTTTGATGACACCCGTTTTATTGTCGGCCCTACACCGGAAGATAATTACGATGTAGAGATACACTTTATGTACGAGCCAGAGTCTATTACTGTGGCTTCAAGTGGTGAAAGCTGGCTCGGTTCCAATGCAGAAAACGCTTTGCTTTATGCGTGTCTGGTTGAGGGTTATACCTTTCTTAAAGGCGAGCCAGCCCAGATGGAGTGGTATAACGCCAAGTATGAGGATTCGGTTTCCCGTCTTAAATCTCTGGGCGAAGGTTATGACACTACGGATAACTTCCGGTCTGGCGCTGTCAGGAGTGTGAGAATCTGATGTTTACTCCGGGGATGAATGGAAGTGCCGGTTCGGTTCTGGTGGAGACCACAACCAAGCGCGGCTTTACTGCTGAGGAGTTAGCAGCAAGCTGTGCTGCGAAGATTATTTCCGTGGCAGCTACTGCTGATCCGGTTATCAGGCAACAGGCGGAGGCGTTTCAGTCCACGATTGAGCAGGTGGTTTTGATGTACCTGCAACAGACGGCGAAAAGCGAGCGAACAACTATTTACAATCTTTTACTTGATGCTGGAGAAACCGCTCTAGCCGAACAGATAAGGAGGCTTTAATGGCTTTTACTGGCAACTATATGTGTACCAGCTTCAAGGTAGAGCTGATGACTGCAACGCATAATTTCACGAACTCTACAGGTAACACTTTCAAGATAGCGTTGTATGACAATAGTGCGTCCTTTACGGCAGCCACTACAGCTTATACAGCCACTAATGAAATTAGTGGTACTGGTTACGTGGCTGGAGGCGGGACTTTAACCAATGTAACCCCGACCAGTGGAGGCACTACTGGTTTTACAGATTTTGATGACTTCACTTGGAGTACGGCAAGCATCACCGCGAGGGGCGCTCTGATCTATAACGACACATCCAGTGGCGACGCCAGCGTGGTAGTGCTGGATTTTGGAGGTGACAAAACCTCCACTGCTGGTGACTTCAAGATCGTATTCCCAACTGCTGATTCGAGTAACGCCCTTATTAGGATAGCCTAATGGCTGGGTGGGGCCGCTCAACATGGGGAGCAGGCCCGTGTGGCGAAAGTGCCGCAACCGTTGTTTTGGCTGGTTGGGGTCGCTCTACTTGGAATTCTGGTGCGTGGGGAGAACCTCACCCAGCGGCTGCTTTTGCGACGGCTTCTGTTGGCACGGTTACTGTTGATGCTGGCGCTCTTGTCAGCGTCACTGGGGTATCTGCGACCGGCGAGGTTGGTGATGCCAATGTAGATGCGCCGGGTAATGTATTTGTCAGCAGTGTTGTTGGTACTGGGGCTGTTGGATCAGTTACCGTTTACCATAATGCTGTAGTCAGTGTTACGGGGCTGACGGCTACCACGGCGCAAGGTAGCGCCAATGTTGAAGGTGGTGTTGATGCAGAGGTCACCGCGCCCGTCTTAACAGGTTCAGTCAACGGAGTTACCGTAACAGGAACGGGAAATGTTTCTGTTACCGGCCTGTCCGCTACCGCTACTGGTGGCGCAGTCACAGTAGATTTACTCATAGAAGTCCCTGTCACCGGAGTTGCGGCTACTGCTTCTGGTGGTGCTGTTACCGTTATAACTAAAACTAACGTGTATCCGACAGGGGTATATGCCACGGGTTATGTGGGTAGAGTCCTTATCTGGGAGGATATTAATCCTTCACAAAATCCCAACTGGATAAACCTTAATCCTTCACAAACACCTAACTGGACAAGCATTCCTTAATTAACTGAGGTATAGAAATGGCAACGTATGTAAACAATTTGCGATTAAAAGAAATCGCAACTGGAGATGAATCAGGTACTTGGGGTACATCCACAAATACCAACCTTGAGCTTATTGGTGAAGGTTTTGGTTACGGCACTGAACAGGTGGCGGCGGATTCCAATGAAACCTTTACTATGGCTGACGGAGTCGCGGATGGGATGCGGGGAATGTATCTTAAATTCACCTCAGCCGGTACTTTAACAGCGACCCGTACCCTGACACTTGCGCCCAATA